AACAAGGTATGGCTTCATACTACTGGCAACCACAAGCCGTTGCATGTGGTGGTAGATTCAACCCAGGAGCCCTTACAGCAGCCCACAAGTCGCTTCCTTGTGGTTCTAAGGTAAGAGTTACCAACAAAAGAAATGGCAAGTCAGTAACAGTTACAATTAATGATCGTGGACCGTTTGTTGCAGGTCGAATAATTGACTTATCAAAAGCAGCAGCAATTCAAATTGATATGACAGGATCTGGAGTTGTTCCAGTTACCGTTGAGAGATTGTAATGATTCTAGACTTAGTTAAAGCACAAGATTTAGGACTTAGGCAAAATCTGCCTAAGTTCGATTTTTTGAACCCACCTACAGATCCAATTCAATTAGCTAGAGACTTAGCAGAAACCATGATAGCTAAGAATGGTATAGGTCTAGCAGCCAATCAGGTTGGATTACCACACAGAGTTTTTGTTATGAAGTCAAATCCTATTTTGGCTTGTTTTAATCCGTTAATTATTGATTTTTCTGAAGAACAAAATTTATTAGAAGAAGGATGTTTAACATATCCTAATTTTTTTATTAAAGTCAAAAGATCATCAATTATTAAGGTTAGATATACAGAACCAAATGGAAATATTGAAACTAAAAAGTTTATTGGAATGACTGCCAGAATATTTCAACATGAGTTAGATCATTTGAATGGAGTTATTTTTACACAAAAATGTTCTAGATTATCACTTGAATTGGCAATCAAGAAAGCAAACAAACTAGGAATGAATTACACAATAAAAGATTTTATATGAGGATTTTATGGAAATTAAGATAGATATTAATATATTAAGACAAAGAAAATTATTTGTTGCTACTCCAATGTATGGTGGTCAATGTGCTGGTATGTTTGCTAAATCTATAGCAGACTTATCAGCATTTTGTGCTAAACATGAGATTCCATTGCAACTTTATTTTCTATTCAACGAATCTTTGATTACACGAGCAAGAAATTATTGCTGTGACGAATTCATGAGATCAGATGCACAACACTTAATGTTCATTGACTCAGACATTGGTTTCAATCCTCAAGATATCATAGCTCTTATGGCGTTACAAGCACAAGATAGTAAATTTGATATTATTGGTGGTCCATATCCCAAAAAATGTATTTCATGGGAAAAAATCAAACATGCAGTCGATAAAGGTGTTGCAGATGAGGACCCAAATGTGTTAGAAAGGTTTGTAGGTGATTTTGTGTTCAATCCTAAAGGAGGACAACAAACTATCGCTATCGGAGAACCAGTAGAAGTTCTTGAAATTGGAACTGGTTTTATGATGATATCTAAAGATGCTATGACTAAATTCTCTGAAAAATTTTCACAATATTCGTATAAACCAGATCATGTTCGTACCGAACATTTTGACGGTTCTCGTGAAATTGTACAATATTTTCAGGCAGAAATTGATCCAGTATCAAAAAGATATCTTTCAGAAGATTATTGGTTCTGTCAAAAAGCTCAGCAGATTGAACTTAGAACATGGTTCTGTCCTTGGATGAAACTACAACATGTAGGGACTTATATTTTTGGTGGTTCTTTGGCTGATCTGGCTTCTATTGGTGCAGCAGCAACAGCAGATCCGGGAAAGATAAAAAAAGCTAAGAAGTAAAATGTGGAGATTATATAATGAAATTTAATGAAAACATTATCAAAATATTTGAAAACTTTTCTGAGTTAAATCCTTCCATTATCGTTAAGGAAGGGAATAAACTAGAAACGATTTCTATATCAAGATCTATTTTAGCGGAGGCTTTACTTCCTGTTGTTTTTGAAAAACAGTTTGCAATTTACAATCTTCCAAGATTTATTCATACCTTTAAACTTTTTAAAGAACCCGATTTCATTTTTGAAGATAAGTATGTTACAATTCAAGAACAAAACAAAAGCCTACGCTATATGTATGCCGAAGAGCGTACAATGGATAAGTGTAAAGTACCAGAAAACAAACTTTCAATTGATGCTCCTGACATAGAATTTAAGATCACAAAAGAAAATATTAAGGAAATCCAAAAGGCAATTAAAGTATTAAATCTACCCAACTTTGTCTTTGAAGGAAACGGAACTAATATTTTCTTTAAAGCAGACAACGTTGAAAATCCAACGAGTGACAGTTATTCTGTATGTGTTGGTGAAACTGATAAAACTTTCAAAGGGATATTTGATGCATCTTCGTTAAAGATGATGGAGGATGATTACAAGATCGAGATATCAAATTCTGGTATTTCAAAGTTTATTGGTAAGACAGTTACGTACTATGTGGTTTTTGACTATAAATCTGAATTCTGAAAAAAGGATATATTATGCAAGATGATTTTCTATGGACAGAAATGTATCGTCCACGTTCTATCAAAGATACAGTTCTACCCGATGATTTGAAAAAGACCTTTCAAAAGTTTGTAGACACTAAAAATATTCCGAATATGATTCTTTCAGGTTCATCTGGTGTAGGTAAGACTACAGTCGCTAGAGCCGTATTAGATGAACTTGGATGTGATTATATTGTTGTTAATGGATCTATGGATGCTGGTATCTCTACATTAAGAACAGATATTAGAGATTTTGCTACTACTGTTTCATTTAACGGAAAGAAGAAATATGTAATTTTGGATGAGGCTGATTACCTCAACCCAAATTCAACACAACCTGCTTTACGTAATTTCATGGAAGAATACTCTTCTAATTGTGGATTTATTCTTACATGCAATTTTAAGAATAGAATTATTCAGCCACTTCATTCTCGTTGTACTGTTATTGATTTTAAGATCGATAAGAAAGAACAACCAAAGCTTGCTATGAGGTTTATGAAGCGAGCCGAAGCAATTCTAACTGAACAGAATGTTCAATTTGACAAATCTGTTTTGGCACAAGTTATTCAAAAATACTTTCCTGATTGGCGTAGAATTATCAATGAATTGCAAAGATACTCAGTAACAGGTTCAATTGATTCTGGTATCTTGTCTAATATTAAACAGAATTCTATCTGTGAGTTGTTAGAATGTATTAAGGCCAAGAATTATCAAGAAATGAGAAATTGGGTATACAATAATGTAGATAATGACATTCATTCATTGTACCGCCAATTTTATGATTATGGTTCAGAATATTTCACTAAAAGCACATTGCCATGTTTAATTTTGCTTCTAGCAAAGTATCAATATCAACATGCTTTTGCTGCTGATCCAGAGATCAACTTTATGGCATTCTTGGTCGAAGTTATGGTGGAGTGTGAATTCAATGGCTGATTATGATTGGCGATATGAGAATAGTATAACTCGTAACAAAGAGTATTTGCCTGTAAATGAAGATGAAAAGTATATTCCAGGAAGGACCAATAAGGTCCTTTCTAATTATGTCGATACTATCATACATGCAAATATGATGAACATCAATTTTTCATTAGATGAAAAGATGCAATATGATTATTTGTTTAACTCTATAACTGCTCGTAAGAGGTTTTTCAAAAGAACGAAAGTAAATAATTTCTCTGATATTTCGTTGATTTGTGAATATTATAAATACAATCGTAAGGTAGCTGAACAAGCCCTTAAGGTTCTTTCTCAAGAACAAATCAATATAATTAAAGAAAAATTAGAAAAAGGTGGATAATATGAGCCTAATAGATACTTTTGTTGAAGTTCAGCTATCTGAAGCTGAAGATTTTTTAAAAATTAAAGAAACACTAACAAGAATTGGTGTAGCCTCTCGCAAAGAAAATAAATTATACCAATCCTGTCATATTTTGCATAAACAAAATAAATATTATATAGTTCATTTTAAAGAATTGTTTCTTTTAGATGGTAAAGTTTCAAATTTTTCTGAAGACGATAAAGGTCGTAGAAATACGATTATAACTCTTTTGAAAGAGTGGGATTTGATTAAAATCATGAAACCAGACATGGTTGAAAGTCCAAAATCTCCTATGGGTCAAATTAAGATAATTTCTTATTCTGACAAAAAGAATTGGACATTAGAAGCGAAATATAACATTGGAAGAAAAAAGAAAACAGATGTTTAAAATTTTCAGAAAAAAACCAGAAACACCTTCAGATATTTTATTGGAACAGATTAAAAATATTTTATTCCCTCCAATAGAAACCCACATAGATAAAGAAGGAAATAAGTATCATATAGATTACTCTGTTGATACGAATTTAGATTCGGTTTTGATTGATCTAGGTGAAGGTTATAATGATGAAGTGAGCCAAAACACTCTCAAAAAAATCAATAATAGAATTTCTGAAATAAGAAAATTATTAGATTTTCAACAACAACTAGAAGACGATGCCAAATATGTTTTGGCAGACGATTTAAAAGAGACGGAGAATAAATGACAGATATAATAAAAGAAACTCCGAGTCACGTTCCTACACTAGAAAGTCACAATTATTTTCTGTTTAATAAATGTTTTGATCCTTTATCTACTGGTGAAGCAATGAGATTTATCCTTGAGAGAAATCTTATGGATAAAAATAGACCAAAGGTTATTAAATTAATTATTAATTCTCCAGGAGGCTGTTTAAATTCTGCATTTGCTCTAATTGATACAATCAAAGGATCTAAAATCCCTATATACACTTACGGATTAGGAATGATTGCAAGTGCAGGTCTTTTAACTTTTATGGCAGGCCAAAAAGGACATAGATATATAACAAGAAATACTTCTATTCTTTCTCATCAGTATTCTTGGGGTTCTATTGGCAAAGAACATGAATTGATGGCAGCAGTTAAAGAATTAGACAATACCACTGTTAGAGTATTAGAACATTATAAAAAATGTACTGGTTTAACAGAAGCTAATATTAAAAAATATTTATTGCCACCAGAAGATGTTTGGTTAACATCCGAAGAAGCAGTAAAACATAAAATAGCAGATAAAGTGGTAGACACATACTGAAAAAGGTGATATATGGCTATAGTGAGATTTAATACAGATGAAGTTTTTGAAGTAGATTCACAAGAATATGAAGTTTTAATTAATG